AGGACATACTCGACGAGCTACTTACCACATACTTCAGGTGGGGCCTACCCGTAGGCTACAGTGACGAGTGGTGGGACTACTTGGCATGGCACTACTACCATAACAACAACATAGGAGAAGCATGAAACCAACAGAAGAGGAACGGCTGTACGCCATTCGTATATGGATTAAGATAGACCCGGCTGCGAACCCAGAGACAATGACTTATGATGAGGCAGAGGCAGAGTTGAAGCACCTTGAGATGCTGCACCCTGATAACAAGTATGAGATTGAGGAGTACGAGAATGACTGAGACAGAGATTACTATTAGGATATACCACTCAGGGTTAGACGACTCACAAATACTTGATGAAGCGCAGCACCTGACAGAGATACTTAAAGAATCACTTGAACAATATGGTGACATGGTAAAGATACCAGCCGAGTCAGTAGTAGTACACACCGCACCCTTTGATATTGAGTAGGAGATAACATGTATTAACTATGAGTGTAAGAGACATGCAGGCTTAGGTCTACGTACCGTACTGTATGGAAAACTCATCGCTGTTTGGGGTCAGCGAACCAAAACCCCCCACTTACCAGTCCGAGTGGTGGAATAGGTAGACACAAGGGACTTAAAATCCCTCGGCTTATGCCGTGTGGGTTCGACTCCCACCTCGGGCACCATTAACTAAAGGAGAAGCATGAGTAAGAGAACAACACTTGACCTCGGCCTATCAGATGGGAAGGAGTCACTTAAGGTAAAGACAACAAAGATAACAGATTACCTACTGTCCTTAGAGGAGTGCGAAGCATGCCATGGACACGGGGTAACAGAGGATGAGGAGTGCGGGTTCTTTGCAATTGAATGTGAAGAATGTGATGGTAATGGACACACACATAAGGAGAAAGAATGAGTAGCTACCACTTGAAAGCAAACAATGAAGCACCGCTTGTTGAACCTGAAGGTGAGACATGGACAATAAAAGAACTACAAGAACTGGTAGGTGGACACTGGGAGTTACTTGGTGTACCATCAAAAGACAGGGTGCTGGTAGTAAACGAGCTTGGAAAGCTACTCAATCTACCACTAAATAAGAATGCAACAGACCTATACCAGCGAGATACTATCGTTGGTGATGCAGTAATCACAATGAAGGAGTTGATAGAATGAATGTATATAAAGTAACAGTTGAGTTTATTATTGAGTCGGACTTCACACCGGAGGCGGGACACTTTAAAATCAAAGCAAGTTACTTTTCAAGAGACCCTGCTGGGTCATATGAGAAGATGCTTCGGCCAGAGTATGACTATAAAATATCAACAGTACAGCTAGTACCAGTGCCAGAGATTGAGGCAACAACATCACGGCTTGAGCACGCTATGAGTGCCGACCCACAGGTGCGAGAGGTAAAAGCAACCAACATGGTATACGATAAGGAGACACGACGAAAGATTAAGCGCAAGCGTAATCATCAGCGCATCAACTCAAAGGGTGTACTGATGCACAGGTACGTATCACAAGAGTACTTAGCTATTGCCAGGCTGTTGTCAGTCGGCAAGTTCTCACGGTGCCAAGGTAAGCGGTGCGTGTGGCTAAGCGGTGACGAGCGGAGACAGGTAAGCGAAGTAGTTAAGGAGAGGAGAAAGAAATGAAAACATATTGGGTGTGGTGGCAGTTTGTAAACAACTCACCTAAGCAGCCGATGAAGGTTGAAGCAGACACAGTTGACGAAGCAATCAAGCAGAGCACACTGTACGACCCCAGAGGGCGAGGCCCGAAGGGTGAGCGGTGGCACTTCATCGTGTTCCAAGAGGTGATTTGCGCTGGGTCGGTAGACCTGATAGTTGCACACAGTGGGCCAGTAAAAGACGAGCCATCATTTATAGAACTACTATTTGGAGAAACCAATGGCAATACGGAAGAATAAAAACAGCGTCACGGTAAGTGGCAGTGACCTGGATGACCTGAAGCTGGCACTAAAGAGGGCGCTGAGGCCAGCAGCGACGGCTAAGGGGCACGCCCAGTGTCCTGTCTGCGAGCAGGTGCTACCTATCAAGACAAAAGAGCAAGAGATATCAGGCACTTGCGACCCTTGCTGGGATAGGTTGTTCGCTGAGCCCGAACCAGTTACAGAACCTGAACAAGAGGGCGAGGATGACAACGAAGAGAGGCCGTTCTAAGCGGCGGCAGCACAAGATAACCAAGTGGGTACGGGCCGACGTTCCGTGTGAACACGAGCCAGTCACATATAGAGAGGCGCTGGATTTGCAGCGTGATTTAACCAAGAAGGAGGGGACACAACATCCTGAATTTGTATACACGATAGAAGAAACTGGTTGACGCATGTATCAGAAGGGAATAAGAATGATAGTGAGCAGCGAGGATGCTGGACTGACTGTCAGGCTCCCGTCCACCGCATGCGCCTTGAACTTAGCAATTGATAACAACCTTTAACATTAACAACTAAACCATAATGGTTTTCAACAGGGGCACATGCCCCACCAATAGGGAGTAAACATGAGCGACACTGTTACTATTAACGGTACTGACTATAGCCTGACGGATGGTGATTATTCGTTAGCGGCAGTCTTTAAGAAGAGTTCCGCTGACGCTGGACACTTCTCAACGGATGTATTCGAGGCTAACGTTGTCTCGTACCATTCCGACGAGAGCTTCCGTGCCTTCGTGCAAGATGCTTACGATGAGCAGGGTGAGAACCACCCTAATCTTCTGCTTGTTGCATTCGGAGGACCGGCGGCCATCGCTAAGGTGATGAGGGATGCTCGCAAGGCGGGTATCAAGAGTGCACTGCGCGGTGCTGCTAGGAAGGAGAAGCCGTGGGAGGCCAAGCTTATGGCTATCCTCTCTGAAGTCATGCACGAGGCGGGCGCTGCTTACTACGCAGAGAACAAGGACTCCTTGTTCGAGAAGTGTGGTGTACCGAACGACGCACGCACGGATGACTACGTCCAGGTGCTGGTTAACAGCGGGAAGGGTAACCTTGGCTGCAAGGTTCACACTATGGAGGCTACTTCTCAATGGGGCAAGGAGGGTAAGTATTCTCTGACCCTGGCGTATCGTATTGATATCAATAACAAGACGCGCGCCTCAAACAAGACTACTGCCGCCCCCGCTAACGGCGAGGGAGAGGCTCAGCCGTCAGCTAAGTAGCACCTCCAGGCCCCGTGACCCTTCCTGTTTGTGGTCACGGGGCCATCTTTTATAAACCATTGTCGAAGAAATTAAATGAAACTACATTGTCAAAGAAGCAGTTGTCACAGACTCGTCGTGGACTTGTCAGAAGAATGTCAATTCACATCTATCAGCGTGCGCTGCATGTGCGGTGCGCGCTATCGTGTATCCTGCAAGGGAGGGCTGCATAGCATAGAACATGTGAACATCGAGGACCTAACCCTCGCGTCCATAGCAGAGATTGAAAGCGACCCATCGCTTAAGCCAGAGGATAGAGTGTTGAAGTTACAGTCGCTGATTCTACGGGCACGCAAAGCTAGGGATGCGTACAACACAGGGTATGGAGAACTCATACACAGAGCTACGCGGTCTGAAGAAGAGTGGCACAAGACAGCAAGTAAGCAGGTTGTCGAGGCCAGGAACACACGGTCGAGTATGACAGGGATAGAACTAATTAATCAGGTTGCAGTTGCATACACAGCATCTGGTCAACCACTATTTGTAGAAGATAAACCATGGGACCCGCAGAGAATGTCGGACCCAGGGTATGTAAGACAGGTTGCAGTAACACTTAAGGTAGAACACATATTGGGAGAATAAATGATTACGTTACACGAGCACTCAATCGTGGGTGCGATGGCGTATAGGGATAAGTGGAGATATGAACAAAAGCGAACCTCAGAAATAGAAAGAACTTGGTGGCAAGCACCACTTACCATTAGGAATCTTGTAGAATTCTTGAAGGACCCTAACGTTTCAGATGATGACAGGGTTGAGGCATACGAAAAGTTTAACCACATAGCAGGCATGTGGCCTGTTGTTCGCAACGCATTACAATGGAAGGCATCAGCCGAGCGCATCGAAGAGGGTGAGCTACACTGCGATGTGCTTGATAAGCCAGACTTCATGGCCGCACTGCTAGGAGAGACTTCAACTAAACCGTTGGAGTATCTGCGTGAGTACTGCGACTACTACAAACCATACAGTCAACAGTTGATTGGCGCTGACTTCATCCTTAAGATGAAGAGGTGCGGTATCCTGTATGACATGCGTGTTGGTAAGACACTGACTGCTATCATAGCGATGAAGCGGCTGCTTAGTGAGGGCACCATCGCACATGGTGTAGTGGTATGTCCACGCATACTTATCGAGAGTGTGTGGGCCATCGAGTTACGCAGGCAGGGGCTTGACGTTTATGTCCTAGAGAATGGTGCTTCAGTTGATGAAGCAACCATAGCCCATCAAACTGCTGACGTTTACATCATGTCGTATGAGACACTGGTTAACAGGCTTCAGTATATGAACAGCTACCTACCTATGGATAGGTTGATGGTTGTGTGCGATGAGTCATCTCGCATTAAGAACCCACGCGCTAAGCGTACCAAGGCTGTGCATGCACTGACATACCACACACCATACGTAGTCATGCTAACAGGCACACCTATGGAGCAGGGGCCACAAGATATCTGGGCACAGATGTTCCCAATTGATCGTGGCGCACGGCTGCACTCTACGTTTGATACGTTTGCTGGTGCGTACACTGAGCAGATAGGTGCCAAGCATTTCGTTAGAAAAGAAATGAAGATGCGCCTAGAGTTTGCCATCCAGGCATCGTCACTTAGGTATGTACGCAGCGAGGCTGACCAGTTCGCAGGTAAGGACAAGCACTTCAGATGGATTGAGCTAGCACCCAGTGCTGAGCAGGCGTACGCTACAGACATGGCAATCAGAGGGTTTGTACATACACTCTCTGGTTCTTACCATGAAATTCTTCCTCATATCCTTACGCTGTATGGATTCTTGCGGGAGATTTGCTGCGGCTACAACAAGGTGAGGCTCGATGAGCTTAGTCCTTACAGTAGGTTTAGGTTTGAGTACGACGCCAAGACTCTTTGGTTAGAGACATGGCTTGAGTCCAACCCAGGTGAGCCAGCAGTTATCTACTGTGAGTTCGACGAGCACGAGCAGATTATTGTTGACATGCTCGAACGCATCAACGTCAAACATGTATGGCTGAAGAGGGACAACAAGACATTAGGTCCAGCGGAGTGTATCCGAAGATTCCAAGAGGGTGAGGTCCGAGTCATAATGATGAAGACAACACAAGCGGAGGGTATTACACTCAACCGTATCCCGGCAGTTAAGAATCATACCGGCACGTTCCCATCTATGATATACATGGCACCAACGTGGTCGCTTGGTAGATTCCAGCAGTCACAAGATAGATGTATCGGAACGTACGAAGGCAAGAACATTGTCACTCCCATCTACTGCCTGGTTACTAAGGGCAGTATTGAGGAGAAGATTATGGAAGCTATCCGCTCAAAGAAGAACGTCCAAGAAACCTTACTCAAGGACGCTGAGCGGCAGGGCTACGAGTCCTTCCTAGATGAGCTTCAGTTAGAGCCCAGTGATGCCGCCGGGGATGGGGCCTTCGACGCCAGAGAGATGCACTCCAGACGCCTCATAGGGCTCTCGCCGGAAAAGAAACCTACCCACCAGGCAGTCAGGCGGTTATGCCCAGAGGTGAGGCAGGTGACTGGCCAAGAATCTTGGCTGGTCGGCGCTGACCCAACTAATTATACACCTATTGTTAAAAAGATTAACGCAGCACTTTACTTGATGGACAAGTACGATGAGATCGGCACTCTGATAAAGCCGAATGAACGAGTTGACCCTGACTACGGTCAGGACATAGACTTTGATGTAAACATGGAGCAATCGTGAACCTTGTAGAATTAATTGATAAAACAAATTGGAAACAAAAGTGGCATAAGCTTGGTAAGCTTAGCTTAAGGCAGTCATCTATCCGTCAGTTTAGATACTGCCCTCGCAAGTTCTACCATGACTACATCGCACCTAGGGGTGATGACTCTTGGCCTAAGCCTGGGTACTTCATCATGGGTACGTACTTCCACGCGATGTGCGAGGAGTTACTACTCGGTGTGGAGCCTGAGCCTGAGCGCCTGCTTGTCAGGTTGTTCAAGGAAGAGGGGAACACTGAGGCAGACTTCAGTGATGTACTCCACCGGGTAGGGAACAGAGAACTGTTCTATGGTGATAGCCTTAATGACTTAGCACGAAAGACGGTAACATACCTAGAGGCTTACGGTCTTACACCTGAACGACTAGAAAAGAAAGAGCGTCTATCGTTCGGTAAGATGGACATCACCGGCACGCCTGATATCGTGGCGCGGCACAAGGGTACCGACCAACGGTACGTGCTTGACATTAAGACGAGCGGGCTATGGAAGAAGTTCTTTGGCACTGGTAGCCTTAGTGCAGTCAAGTACGACACAGACCAGATAACATTTGCGACACAGTTACAGCACTATGACTGGATGCTGTATAGATTGTATGGAATCAAGGCAGACTGGTACGGTTATATCTGCCCGGTCAACTTCATCGGTAACACGTCTGGTAAGAACAAGGGTAAGATGAGGGGCGACCCGCTAATGCTAGCACCGGCAGCGAGCGAGAGCCAGATACTACACATCTACGAGAGCGACCTATACGGCACGGCAAAGGAAATCTCTCGCTGCTTAGGCGACGACCACTTTCCACGCAGCAGGCCAGAGACTTACGGTAAGCTGGACTGCGTTAAGTGCCAGCATAGGGGCGTGTGCCTCGGCCAACGAGAGATGAACTTTAACATGCCAGACTTTATTAATGAGGACGTAGGATGAACAGAAAGATACACAAGGACGAGTTGATAGAATTCTTAAACAAACATTACTCAACACTTGACGTTGATGAGGCGCACCACTTTGTAAATAAACACTTCGACAACAAACCTGGCGTACTGGAGACAGTCGCCAATGAGATAGCAAACAAAGAAAACTTAATGGAGAACACCAATGAGTAACGAACTTACAATCCCAGAGTACCTTTCAATAGACAGTATTAAGTCTGACTTAGACTCTCAAGCTGGGCTGGTCGGCAGTCCCGCCGCACTGTACCCCAGTGTTAAGATGAACAAGGACATGCAAGGCTTTGTCGTAAACCTTGGTGAGCAGATTATCGATAGACCTAACGAGGTGTTCTTTGTCATCCTTGGTGACGAGAACTTCTACGGTAGTCGCGCACTGTTCACGCCTGGCAACAGCGGTGACACTACACCTGTCTGCGCTACTCGCCTGCTCTCGCCTGGTGATAAGCAGTCGTGGACTGGCACATGGAACGACGCCAGCGGGCACCCTCGCCCGATGGAAGGAGACATGCGCTGCGCTGTGTGCCCCTGGGGCCAGTTCGGGAGCGAGCCAAGGTGGGACGAGGCCAAGACCGGGGCAGGGCCAGCCTGCAAGGAGCGTAGGGCCCTCTACGGGGTCCGGGTGGAGGAGGCAGACCAGCGGGGCCACTTCCGCCTGGTAGATGACACCGTGCTCCGCATGGTCCTGCCTGCCACGTCAATCAAAACCACGCAGCAGATGGTAGCTAAGGCTACGGCTGGCAAGGTACCTCTTAGTGCAGCAGTGTTCCTGTTGTCTAACAAGATTGAGTCCCGTGGCTCTATCAAGTGGAGCATCCTCCAGGCTGAACTCATCGGACTGGTGGGAGACAAGAGTAGCTACGATACAATCCAAGGCTTGCGCGGTAAGGTCAGGAGTGTCGTGTCCGGTGACGCATCATTAGATGACTCGTCGTACATTGATACGTCCGCATCTACAGCAACGGAGGCCGATGATGAAATTCCGTTCTAGTACTGACATCACATTAGGTGACAAGATAGAGGACTGCATCCTCTCAGCAGGAGAGACAGCCGAGTTCTGTAAAGAATTCCAGGCTGCGCTGGTAAGTATTAAGATCAACCTTCGTGAAGTCGAGAGGCTGCTTAGGCAGAAGGTTGACCTGTTTGACGATTCTTATGATGAGGTCAACCGCGCTCATAGGCTAATTGATAACCTACTAAACGAGTTAGAAGATGTCGAGACAGATAGAGATACCACTGTACGTGAAGAGGGATAAGCGGGACGATGAGTACATGATCGGCTCGCTCGATGACGACTCACTGCCCGTGTCTGTAAACTTAAAGGACGTTACGTTTATTGTATTCGATCCAGAAGAGGACGCAGATGGAAACTTTTCCAAGCCAGGGAAACTAGTGATTAGATTAAAGAAAGATGAAAGACAAATTGCAGGGATACCTTGATAAGATACTTGAGCAGCCCGGAAACTTTGTACATGTACACGGTTACGGGCTGCTTATGGTTAAGTTTAAAGTTAATGGAGTAAAGTATGAGATTATATTCGATGAAAATTTACACGTACAAGCGGAGCTATCCGGTTATGGCGACCACCTTAAGGAGTCGGCAGAGTTTTATAAGACTAACCCCGGATGTTCTTTATCGATGAGCGCACCTAAGAGGTGGGTATTTACACACCTCTTTGAATCAAGCAGGAAAACAGATGCCGATGGATCTTCGCCAACAGGTGTTGGCAGCGATCAATGTGGAGAAGGAAGCTGAAGAACTACTAGGACGTAAGAAGCGCAACGGCAACTACAGTTGCTACAACAAAGCTGCGCACAGTAACTCAGACGCCAATCCATCATTGTCGATAAACAGTAGCAGCGGACTTTATATATGCCACGCATGTGGCGTTAAGGGCGACATATTCCAGTTACTTATGGACTGTCGTGGGATGGACAGGAAGAGCGGCTTTGGTAGTTTACTCAAGCAACTCGCAGCAAAGTATGGACTGCAAGCAAACACAGTAAAGTTTGAGAAGAAGCGCGAGGTTGTCCAGAAGATAAAGGGGTTCAAGTACCTCGGTGACAAGCCGGTTAAGGACTGGTTGTACTCACGCAGTAAAGTACCTACTAAGGTATACGAGTACCTGATGGAGAACTACGGGCTGGGTAACCAAACTGTAGACGAGTACCAGCTAGGGTTCCATAGTCGTAGGTTATGGATACCGATACCAGCTAAGAGATTCGACAACGTTGTACCTAAGACTAAGGTCATCAACGTACGCAAGCACGATGTCATGCGTAGATGTTGCAGGTTCATTGACGAAGAGGGTAACGTCTTTGACTCACCCGTGGCTGACAGCAAGCCATACTGGGGTGAGCGTGGCGGCAAGGTGATAGGCATACGCAATCACAACGTGGCCTACGTCTACCCAATGTGGAAGCTGATAGACAACGCAGAGATATGGTTGGTAGGTGGTGAGCTTAAGGCGCTACTGCTTAACCAGTTTGGTATACCTGCTGTGTGCTTCACGTCAGGTGAGGGCAGGTACCACAAAGATTTACTTAAGTTCTTTACAAACAAAATTGTCAGAGTTGTCATGGACATTGACGACGCTGGCGAGAGGGCAACATTCGGTGACGAGAAGAGACACGGCCTAGCTCAAGTCATAGCAGACAACGGAGCTAAGGAAGTGTACGGGGGCAGGCTACCAAAGATAGAGGGCATGCCGGCCAACGGGGATGTCACAGACTACCTACGACTTAACGGATGGAACACTGAGTCACTTAGTCAGATAGATTGGGAGGAGTTCAAACCTAAGCCAGTGTTTGAGGCTGGCTGGAACGATAAGATTGAAGTAAGCTATGACATGCCAGCCTTCGATCAAGTTGAGTTCTCAGACTTCGGCGGGCTACTGTCACCCAAGAACGCTGGCAAGGTTATCAAGATACCATTCGTTGTGGCTGGCCGTGGTGAGACACCCTACCTTCTGCCTAGTGGAGTGAAGGCTAGCTGTGAAGCAGGCCAGATGGACGCGAGACCTATATGCCAGGTGTGTCCTATGTCACGTAACAACTTTGATATGAAGGCAACGCTGGCAGAAGATGAGCGCATAGATTTGGTTGGCTTGTCTCCCGCTAAGGTTAGGGCTAAGGTTGCTGACAAGCTTAGGTTACCTAAGTGCCACTACCCAGACATACAGGTAGAGACAGACAGTGTAGAGAAGCTGGTTGTTATACCGACCATCGATGGCAAGCATGCGGGTGACCAGTTCAACTATAGGCAGCACGCAGTATACGCATTAGGTGATGACTACCTGATGGAGAACGTGTCATACGAGGGGATAGGCAGGGTGCTACCTGAGCCACGCAACAGCCAGTACACCTGGGCTATGGTTAAGAAGCGTGCGCTTGACAATGACATATTTAACTACACACATAAAGAGGATACCTCTGGTCAGCTAATAGATATGCTGCACTCCGACACAATGAAGGACTCAGTAGATAAACTGGTTGACTCGCTGCGTGATAACTACCTACACAAGTACGGCGTCGATGATATGATACTGTACGAGTTGCTTGCGTTCTTCATGCCGTTTGAGTTCAGCCTCGGTAAGTACAGGAACTACAAGGTATGCCCAGAGGTTTGCATTCTTGGTGAACCAAGGTCGGGTAAGAGCAGTACAGCTAAGGACCTACTAAAACTATTCGGAGCAGGAAGATACGTAGATGCGCCAACCGTCACCACTATTGGGCTTATTGGAGGAAATTCTAGTTTCGGGAACAGTAACATCTTTACTTGGGGAGCTATCCCCATGTGCCACAGAGCAATCTGTGTTATCGACGAGTGTAATAAACTCAGTATTGAAACAATCGAAACCCTCACTAATCTGCGTTCTAGCGGTATCGCAGAACGAACGACTGTATCAGGTATACGAAAGATCAGATCAAACGTCAGGTTCCTATGGCTATGTAACCCTAGAGGTGGACGGTCACTCCAACACTATGGAAGTCCGGTACGTGCCGCGCAAGAAGTCTTTGGCTCTCCGCAAGACCTTGCAAGATTAGACTTACTACATATACAGAAGGCGCAACGCGATGCACGCATGGTCAACAGATTTCACGAGTCAACAACAGAAAACTTTTACACATCTAAGTACGCTAGATACCACCTTCAGTGGGCATGGAGTTTAAAAGAAGATGACGTGGTTTTTGAAGATCCTATCTATATCATGGATAAAGCTGTCGAGCTTGTGCAGCGGTACAAGACTCCTCTTCTGCCTATGGCTGAGACTAAGTTTAAGATCGCTCGCATCGCGGCTGGGCTATCAGCTTTAACGTACCAGCTAGACAGGTACAACAAGTGCTTTGTGAGTAACGAGTCTGTTGACCTGGCGTTCAGTATACTGGACAAGTACAAGAGACTCAACGTACCGAAGGGAGGGGCCACCAGCGAGGCGATGCCCACAGCACTAAAGGACGTGCTTGACAGGCTACAGGCGAATGAGTTAACCAGGCTTAAGGCGTTCATTGTGCAGGACATGATGACGATGGGTGAACTGAAAGACCTGTTCGGCCCAACGTGGACAATCGAGTTTATACAGACAGCATTTTACGAGATGGATTTGATGAAGCGCAGACGCAACTACTTCATGTGGGATGAGCAGTTGCGCGAGTATATGAAGAACTATATTGAAGACAACAAGGGTAGGGAATCAAGCTACCCGTACAAGGCTAGGGATCTATGATGAAAAAGGAACGACGTGATGCGCTCAAAAGAATGGCTGCGAAGAACTCTGGCGCGAGCGACAACGAGAGGGCAATCGCTCTGGCGTTACTTGATGTTGAAGAGAGCACTCGTAAATTTGAGAAGAGAATCCAAGCAATCAGAATCACGGTCAAGAAAGGCATAACGGCTGGGTCATTAGTAGTTAGGAGAAAGGACGGCAAGGGTGCCGCAACTATTATGTCACCAGTAGATGAATACGCTGCATTAGAATTTTGCAATAGTAGTCTACGGCTGAAGTTAACAGATGTTGAAGAGCGGTTAGTATGCGAGAAGCTAAGCTAGTAAAGATAGTTAGCGCGTCACTGAGCAGACAGTTCGGTAAGGCGTGCTATCTAAACAAGAACCATGGTAGCCAGTTTACCGCAGTAGGTAGGCCCGACATAGAGGGTAACCTTTTCGGTAGACACTTCGGGTTTGAACTGAAGTCAGGTAGTAGGTTTTCGAGCCAGCAGGTGTCACATCTGAAGAAGATCGCAGAAGCAGGTGGCATGGCGGGGGGTATTGTATATCACGATGGCCACGTTTACTACTTAACAGTAAACCAAGTAGCTAATTACAGTTTAAGAAGCAGACACAAATGGACAAAGATACCGATGAATAGGTATCTAAACTTTGATTTCATATATAGATACTTAACAGTATTTTACCTATACTACCACGGAGAGCACAATGTTCTATCTGAAGATTGATACACTAAGCCCACTAGATTCTGATAACTCTGTCGCCAAGGTAAACGGAGTAGCTATTGTCGTTCCGAATGAACTGATAAGTAGTGCGGCTGGCGGGGGCGTACCGGACCACGTTATCCAGGCACTCGTCGATATCAGAGTTTCAACCAGGGTTATCGAGGGCTGGGCATCAGAGAGCCAGCCTGCCGATCTGAGTCCTCGCGTGCCCTCCAGTACAGCCCAGCCTATGGATAACCCACGAGAGAGGGAGGCTAGGCCACAGCAGCCCATCCAGCCCCAGCCACAGGTAGACTTAGCTCCCGCATCTGAGCAGTTGTTTCAAGTAAACGAGGAGGCAACGACAAAGTTTGATCTGGTCGGGTGGGCCAGAGAGTTAAATGATAAGTACGAAAACAACCCGAAGTCTAGGCGTAAGGCTATACGTTCGGTTGCCGGCATGGTTAGACTAGACATGCTTAAGTGCAAGGAGTTGTTTGCCCCTGAACTCAGGTCTGCTGTTGTTGGTAGCATACTTAGGCGTGACTCACTTAAGACTGCAATAATTCCGCCAGACCTCGCTGCCTTCCTTGACGACAGACCACTACATGAAACACTTGGTAGTAGGGGGTGGGACCCAGGCTCAGAGAAGGCGAAGGATAGCGTATCGCCTAACTGGTCAACATCTAAGGCTGTGATGGACGACGTGTCTAAGCGTGTCAGTGACGAAGAGTTTAGTCACATGTACGCATCCACTGAGGATATGGATGTTAAGTCTGTTGAGGCAAACGCGAAGAACTTATTCGGAAGTAAGTCCTGATGCCAAGGAATCCACACAACAGAGTGTTCATACAACGGAACAAGAAGCCACATGCCACGCTTGGACTTATCATAGCAAGCCCAGGCAGGTGGGGCAAGATGTCTCTAGCTAGAGAGATGGGGTGGGACATCTACGATTTCAAGAAGATAATCAGAAAGCTTGTCAGCAAGGGGCTTATAGAATCAAAAGCGAATAAGCTGTACCCTACAGATGTGGGCCATATTGTGTACAAGGACACGTTCCTTCATAGGGATCGCTAGAGTCCGTATACCTCCGACTTACTGCGGCGGCCTCTTCTTCTCTTCTTCTGAGTCTTGTAGGGGCCGACGCCGGCAGACGATGTGTGGGGTTGGGTTATACCGAGGTTGTTCAGCCACTGGGCAACACGGTCTAGCCTAGCCCTATCTCTGTATAGTCGCTGCTCTGGCCCGTACACGTACACCTTCTCACCAAGCAGGCCGCCAGCTAACGATAGCCAGTTAACTTTCCTGCGTCCTTCTTCGTCCATTTCCATAACACGCTTAGCGATTGAGTACACACGCGACGGTGGTATCTCTCTTAGCATCCACGAGGCACGCGGGTCAACCTTTGACTTACCCGTAGCAGCATCCTTCTCGTAACCGAGGGCACGTTGCAGCCAGTCGGGCGCATTGTCCCACTCCTTACCGGACTGGTAAGCGGATCGGGTAGCAAGGTCAGAGGTGATGTTACCCTGCCTGAACGTGTCAAAGTTAGCAAGACCTTCAAGCGCACTTGTCAGACCAAACGGACCACGCGATAGTACACGGCTAGCATCCTTACTTGGCTCATCACCTAGCATTGATATGACACCCTGTGCGTCCTTCCATACACCGATCAACTCTTCCTGAACAAGACCGTAGCCCTGCTTAACCTCTACCTCTCTCTCACCAGTCACGGGGTTAAACGAAACACTGAAGCGTGACAGCTTGTTAGACAGCCAGTCTGGGTGGTCGGCAGGATCAACGCCATCGTCCTTGGCCATGCCAACAAAAGGCTTTAGCTGTGCAGAGTACATGCCCGGCCTACGCATAAGCGCGTCCCAGTTTGCTCCGAGTGCGTGCTTAGTCCATGTATAAAACGGGATCATCCTACGCATGACACGACGTTCAAACATGTTTAAGTTAGAGTAGTCGTACAGGTACTTCTTAACGCCCTGCGCTGCGATGCCAAGGTTGCCAGACTCTTTAGCTAGGATGGTAAACAGCATCGTGCGAATAGGAATAGTCGTTGCCAGCTCACCCGCACGGAAAGTATCCTGCATGAAGATTGTCTGCTTAGCCTTGGCTGCGTGCAGCGCACCAGCCGGGACCTTCTTTCCAGCAGACTTGGCCATAGTGAACAGCATGCTGCCAGTTTCTTCTAGAATCTCCGATTGGATCTGTGTGTTGAACACGCCACGCTTAGCCATCTCTTCGTAGAATTCTTTGATTGTAAACTTTGCGCCGTTAGACAGGGTGATTGTCTGTTCGCCTAGTTTAGCCCCCGGCTTCTGCTTGTACCTAAGTGCCTTCCTCTCGTGGATTCGTTTACCATACTTCTCTAAACCCTCTAGCCCACTCTTTACGCCTTTACCACCTACTGCACCAGCGACTGTTCCTAGTGCAGCGCCACCGAGCGCACCCTTAAGCCCGTGGCCTACCATCTGAGCGGTTGTATCTAAGAAGCCTTCACCCTCGTGGTAGCCCTCATACATGCCTGCGGCACCTCCGACCTCCGCACCCATAACTGCCCCAGATGAAGCCATACTTGAGGTTAGGTGCTTAACGTCAACCAGATCGTGCTTCAACCCATACGTAAGAACCTTTGTAAAGTCAGTAAAGTGCCCAGTGTGGAACAAGGCAAAGCCAGCCTTAAGCATAGATAAGCCGATATCAGTAACGGCGTTACGCTTGTGGAACTCAATGAACGGGGCCATCACGCGCGACTTGAAGTACGCCTGCGTCATGTCGTAACCACGCATGAGTTTCCCAAGCTTGTGCCCGTACATAGACGTATTGATATCATCTAACAGTGCAGCGTGCGACTCAGGTAACCAGAACGATCCGTACCTGAAGTTGTCTATCTGCTCACCGACTGCTGTTATCTGCGGGCCCACCGTGCCTGGCTCTCTGGCGATTGCTAACTCTCGGCCCTCGCCAACAGCTTGCCATTCTCCTGCTTCGCGGGGTGCTTGACGTGGTGGTTGACGTGGTGGTGAAGGAACACCAGGAGCATGTCGAGGTTTGGAAGGCTGTTGGCGTATGCGCCGTCCGTAGGTGTCCATCCTCAACGCTATGACATGGTTCTCAATGGGCTCGTCAAACATTTGACGAGTAACATCCATCGTGTGCGCCAACAGGTCCCGGTCCTTTCTTGAAATGCCAAGCACGGATGCTACCATGTTTACCACATGGTCCCACATTGTCCGCATCTTTCCTGCGACACCACGACCGGCAGCGGAACCAGTCTTTCCTTCCCACGGTATACTCTTTAGTAGAGACTGGAACCTTGGGTTAGAAAACGCCTCTGCTACGAACTCCAAAGGATTCTTAAGACCATACAAGTCATGCTCGCTTATGCCTAGGCTACGCATGGCCACATCATCGTAAACGCCTTGTTCAAGAAAACCGTGATCGCCCCACCCGCGCAAACGTTCCATCTCATCTACAATTCTCTTATTAATCGTGCGCTTAGCGACACCATGGAACTCTACGATGCTTTCCCTGTGGCCCATCAGCCTCGTAGCGGATTCGGTTAGTTCGCCCTTCATGCCACTCAGGCCACTGAAGGTCTCAGAGATTCTGTCTACGTCTGCTCTTAGTGCACCAGCTAACGGCACGCCGTCTACGGTGCGTGCTCCCTCCGCAACAACGGCATCAGGGTCCAACACCTGCTGGCCTTCAACCTTCTTGAACTTAGCGCCAGGCCGCGTTGTCTGCGTAGCTATGTCTTCGTAGATATCACCGAGCCTAAGAATCCTGGTAGTCGCGCCATGCACAGCCTCGTGAGTAAAAACTTCTTCGAAGTATCTGGTGGACGGCTGTCCTTGTTTGCCGAGGTAGGCCATGTTTATTTCGATGGTGCCACCCATGACCTCCAGCTCCTTCGCTACTCCAGAAGGGCCGTGGGCAGTTATGGGTGTCGGTACAGTGACATCCATGCGTTTAGCTATCCACCGACCACCGTAATTGCTATTAGGTGCCCACGAGAGGACTACGTCTACACCCCTTAGCTGTGGGCGTATCCACTCAAGTACGGCGGCGGTCCCACTTGACGTGCCGTAGCCTGGCTTGAGCATCCCTTCAATAACTTTGTCTGCCCGCAACGGGACAGTACCCTGCATCATTACATCTCTTAAGTAGTGGGGCAACTCTCTACCCTGGTACTTAGGAAGCCAGCCCAGCCCTTGGGCGTCTGCCGGACTGTGGCCTATGAGCATCTTACCTTCTGCATCTACGCTATGGTGCCAGAATCCCATGTCGTCTGCCCAGTCCCAGGCATCCACCTTTTTATTCCATGTATCTAGCCCTGACTCCTTAAGTATCTTTAACTGCTTCTTCTTGAATGCCTTTTCCGCTGACCGAAGATTATCGAGAAGCTCAGTGTACTGGCCCTTAAACCTGTGGAACGCCTTAGCCTGCTGGATGGTTCTGGGCGCACGGCGCGGTCTGGCCCAGTTTGTGAATGAGGACATAAACTCAACAACTTCGTCGATAGAGTCAGGATGGGCGCGGGGGTTGAATATATCGCTGGCGTACACCGTCCCTGTATTGTCGCGAAGAGCGATGAGATCAATACCATGCTCTAACGTCTCACGTATCTCCCGCATCACCTCGCCAGGCACTCCCTCGTTAACTCCACGGAAAACCTTCTCCATCCACTCAGCTTGTGCCTTTTCCTTATTGAATAGGTGCGCATGCGTGGCTGCCATCATCTTCTTCTGATGCGGTGGCAACTCTTCAAAAGCAACCTTCGCGATAGGGTCCGCGTGAATGACGGGATCAATCGCATCACGTAACACGGGCTTCTCAAACGCACCAGTTAGAGTTTCACCGGCAAAGCGTGGATCCTTAGACACCTTCTCTGGAACAAGGCCACGCTTACTGATCGGCGCGTCACCAGCTTCAAGTCCAAGCTGCGCAGCCCGCTTGTTTACCTGAGCCTTAAGTGCCCTGGCTGGCTTGGCGAACTCTTCAACGCCTGGGTATCTTAGTGCCTTATCTTCTGCCTTAAGCCACCTCTCCCTTAGTGCATGGAATCCTGTAACTGCGCGAGACCCATCTTGCGCAATCTCGCTGTTCTTCATAAACTTGTTAAGCTTTGCTATCTTCCTCTGAATCTCGGGGCCGGTGCCGTGCTTGGCGATGAGTGCTTCTTTCTTTGCAATCACACGTTTAAGGTTTGCGTCTGCGTTGTTCCACATGACGGGATTCTTCTTCCCGTTAATCTTATTACGCGCACGATCAGCAGCCCTAATCTCTTTGAATACATCCTCTAGTTCTCTAGCCTTTGAAACGTAGGCGTCCCGTGTAACAACGTTACGGGAATGGTGTAGCTCTGCGAACTTCCTAGCTTCAACCGCCTTGCCGCGTTCAACGCCTAAAGACTCCAGCCTAGAAGAAAGATTAGTTTCAATTATGCTAGGCCGTGTGCCAGTCACGACTGGCATCTGAACTTCTACCAGTTGTTCGCCAGTGTACGCCTTGTAGCGTTTAAGGAGATTGTCGAGCTTGGTACCCTTTACCACCCCGCCGGTTGCAGTTCCGCCTATCCGCTGTATGCCAAGAAACACGTCTAACTGGTCTGCTTCCCGCGCACTAAGTGACTGTATAGTTTTCTTATTGAACATCGTTCCAAGAAGCTCCTGCACCTGATTCGGGTGCAGATCAAAAGCAGCAACGTGGTCCTTGATCATCTTTGTGATCTCAGGGTGCGGGGCAACTAGATCCGATGCGTCTCCCATCCGTCGCCTGAACGCCTTTGCCCTAACCATAACATGATCAGCTAATCCGGGGACCATCTTGACCGATGAGGGCTTGCCAAGCTCTTCTAGTAATTTAGTTAATGCTGCCGGGGATGAGCCTGGTGCTCGCCGCGCCCAGTTCTTTGCTCTTGGAGACTTAGGGTTAAACGTGTGCAGAAGTTCTGGGAGTATTTCGGAAAGCGGCCCGATATCTTTTCGTAATCTTCTGTCAAACGTTGTCAGGATCTTCTTGTGCAGTGAAAGGGGGATGTCTTCCCACCTTCTAAACCCAAGTTCAGCGAGCACCTCTATCGCGGCAGGGTTCGTTTCCCTCGAAACAACACTAGTTGCCGCATCGAGGTAATCGTTTATGTCCAGTGTTTTACTTACCTTGTCACGGGTAAATGTAATCTTCGGGTTGATCCTACCGTTAAAGTTACTGAGGGTATCTGTTACAGTTTGCCCACCTTTTAGGCCACCGACAAATTCTGATACACCCGGTCTTGTCTTTTGGTCGCTCGTTATCCATCGCAGCATCTTAAGGTTCTGGTCGCTAGCCCAAGCCTGCCCTGATCTTTTACCAGCCTCTGTGCCGAGTCCCTTATCTACTGTAGTGACGAACCCCCACTTTCTAAGATTGAGTTCTTCTCGTACCCAGAATTGACTTAAGTCAGATACCTCGTAAGCAGTAGACCTACGATCAACCATCATCTTCTTGATGCCCTTCGGCACCCCGGACTTCGCTGCTTCAAGGACCCTGGCACCGTACCCTCTAGTTGTTTGAATCTCTAGTAGCCACTTTCTCTGTGCGAGCATCTCAAGAGACATGCGCTTACGTCTGAACATGATCTCAGCTATATCAGTAAGGATGGCGTCATCACCCCAGATCATGCGCATATCATCTATAGACGCAATACGCCTATGTAACGAGAACGGGTTAATCTTCTCAGCCCACTCAGCGGTCAGGCTATGGCTACGCTTATTCAAAACCTCCCTATAGTTGTTGATCTTCGCCACGTTACCATTGAACAAGTGCGTGACGTACCCCTGCAAGGTGTTGTTCAGAATGTTATACTTCTGTTCTTCGTCAGCGATGTCCTTGAATACTTTCTTTGCGTAGTTTGCGGCCTCTACTAGTTTGGGGTCGTACCGTCTAGCGTTAACTGGTGCGATATTTCTACCGGCAACCCCCTTACCTTCCATCTCAAGTATCTCTGTGATGGCAGTTCGCTCTCCCGTGTTAAACGGTTCGAAGAACTTTTTGATGCCACGCTCCCACTCCTTAACCGACTGCTTGGATGAGTCTCTGATTACATTGTACGCCATCTTTGACGTGGCATCCATGCCGGATATCTTTACCCAGTTCCAGTTAGGAGAATACTCTGACCTGGCAAACTTACTCCACGCGCTGCCAACACCCAGTGCTTGAAAGGGTACGCCAAGTTCTTTACGCCAGAACGGTGCAGTCTCTTGGAACATAGCAGTAATGGGCGGCGGCTTCATTAAGTCTAAAGGCTTAGCTGCAAAGTCACCAACGTATTCCTTCAGTAACCTCTGTGCGCCCTCTTTGTTTCCTCGCATGAGTCTTGCTATGCGGTTTGTATCCTCCTTCCACACTGCCGTGGCTATCTCATCGTAACGTTCTATCATCATGCGCGGTACGCGCTCTTCAATGATTTCCCGCATTAACTGGCTTTTCCAAGGACTCTGGCCAGCGGTCTGCCTAGCAGCCTCTTCTGCAAGTTCTTCCGTCGCTTCACGCTCGGCAAGAGCGAGTGTGCGCCTGTGTATCCTTTCTGACCAGCCGGTTGTCTTCATATCGATGCCCTCTGCGGACATCATCCTCTCAACTAGGTCGTCTGGGGCCATCCTGGTAAACGGGACCTTCTTGCCGGCTGCACGTAATGGCTGTGCCATCGCACCCTTGGCACCCGCTCTCGCAAACTTCTGTGCCGAGTGCTTACTGATTCCGCTAATTCGCAGCACCTTACCAACCAGGCCGATACCTGTATACGTAAGTGGGTCTGCAAAGATATCCGCTGCGAGCACCCCCCACGCAGCAGCGTCGGGCCCTCTACCGCCAAATCCATCACCACCTAGCAGGTTGTACTCTACATCAAAGACATCACCGTACATGGTCCTGTTCTGGTAGTACTGCTTAAAGTCGCTACCGGCGATAGCAAATGGTGACCACCTTGTGTAGTTGTACCACGGCAGCGTCTCATCCTTACCTATCTCGCCAGCACCACGGGCACGCCTGGTCTCTCTTTCGTAAGCCTCCATCTTGGATTTTGAAAACGCGGCTGAAGCGTACATCCCAGGACTAAGTAAGTCAAGGATAGGCATAAGGATATTGTGATCGGTACCGTGCGCCTTTAGGCCCATGATCTTCTCAACGATGTTCCTCGGGTCCTCTGGTTGATCCATCATCTCCAGAGCAGTGTCGCGTGAGATGTCGCCGTTTAGCGCAGCCATCCTAATTATTTCGTGCTGCTTAGCCCTACGCCTATCTGTATACTCGTCACCAGTTCTGTACATGCCGGCGAGGTCATGTCCTAGATGTGACGACACGCCCGTAAGAACTCCCCCGCCATCCTCGTCCCACATTGGTACGCCGGGGGATGACCGGTAGTAATTTCCTTGTTCGTCGTAAGGCATTATTCCTGTCCTTCAGGCTTCGCAAAGGGATCCCTGCGTCGGAGCAAGTCCAGGTTGTCCTGGGTGAGCACAAAGCCCTTCTCCTCGAAACCAATCATTTGTGGCAGTGTCTCTGGCTTATGCCTTGCACGTAGGTCGAACCCTCCACCACCAATAACCGCGTCCCACTGATCGATAAGCTGGTCCTCGTAATCGTAGTCTTGGCTAAGCTGAGTTCGCGTCGGTTGAGCCTCTAGAGCCTGCTTCATTAAGTCTGCTGGCGAGAGGCCACGCCCTCCTAAAGACTCCGTTGACCTGGCTGTACCGGCAGTCCAATCAGCGATACTTTCACCAGATGGGAGCATGGCTGTCTGTTGATTGCGAGCGTACTGCATCGCGACAGACGCCGCATTCTGCATCTGCCCGTTCTGATTACCCATAGCGTAGTCTAGGTGTTGTGACAATTTTTGAAAAGCCGCAGCCTCCTTCACTGTGACCTCTTGATTGTGTGGCCTGTCTTGGTATACTTTCCACTGGTCAGTCCAATCGTCCATAACTAACCTCGCGTACGACGCCCTCTGGCTATCCATACCCATCAGTGCTACGCCGAATTGTCTAGCAAGAGCAGACTCGTCTATCCTCTCAAGGGTCGCAAGCCGAACGTCAAGATCCCTAAATTGTTTAATCTTCTGCTGTCCAGCCATGCTTTTCGTGTCTGCGTAAACGGCCTCCATCTCGTCCTTTGTAACTAGGACCTCACCCCCTGCGGAGCGGCCAAATTGCGTGTGCATATACGGTACTTCGAATTTAGGAAAGCTCCCACCAGCAGTTTCAACAAGCCCGTACGGAGTTTGGTAACCTTTGCTAGTTTGAGTCGCACCTTCCCACGGACCACCCGCAAACTGTCCTCTCTTAGCTAGGGCTATATTCTGAGCCCTTGTATACACGCGCGTACTGAATCCAGACTTATCAGCAATAATGGCAGCAGCCCGTTTCCTAAGGTCAGGTGTAACCTCACCTCCACCGGGGCCAGCCAACTGTACTGCTAACCAGTCTGTCTGCTGTGCAATCGCAGTATCGCGACGTTGCTGACTAAGTCCAACCCCAGCAGTTAATCTTTCAAACTCAGCTACGTCCTCTGGAGACGCACCAGCGCGCAACGGCGTTACCTGCGTAACTGTGGGCAGCGGAGGAAGCGTATTAACATACTCGTTAATAGCGTTATCCTGCTGCGCTGCCTGAGTTTTCAGGTAGTTAAACTGTCTACGGCGCTCAGCTACTCTAGCCATGCCAGGTTGGATGGAAATTCTAGCGCGTCTCTCAGCAGAGACATACCCTTCACGGGTAAGCTTAGCGTTGAGTTCATTACGGGCGTGCTCTAGTTCTGCGCGCTGTGTTCTGTCTAGGTTAGCCTCGCTAATCTGCGTGTCAAGCTGATGCAGGGCCATGGCCATCTTGTCGCTATGCTGTGCCTGGTCCTGTCTTAAAGAGTCACGCTTAACCTTAAGTTGGGCAAAGTCCTTTGTGCCGGCAGCAACGCCAGAGAGCGCATTCGTCAACATACCAAAGGGCTGCGGTCCTGCTATGTATGGCATTACAGTGCTCCTCTCATGCCGATAGATGAGACCTGCTCATCCTGGTCAATTAACCAATTAATTTGGTTGATGTACGAACTTAGTTCGTCGTAACTTAGCGGCAGTCCGGGGGAGGACGGAGGTACAGGCTGCTGCTCCTCTTGCTGTGGACCTGGGCCCAGGAACCGGGCTGGGATGCCCCCTGTGCCCCCTCTAGCGCCTCCAAGCGAGCCGGGCTGGGCTCCTCCAGTCTGGGGCCGGGCCGGGGGTCCTGCTGCGATTCCGCTAGTACCACCAGCAACGCCACCTTCCTCGTAACCCTTAATCTTCTTATCACCAGCAACGCCACCTTCCTTATAAGGCTCTGCCCCAAGTGCTCCAGCAAGCTCTTGTGTCTGCTTAGCGTTAAGTACTAACTCTGGACCCTCTTCTCCTAACAGTGCAATCTCTGGCCCTTGTGTGCCAGCCATGCCGCCGGCTGCGTAGTATGTGGGGCCACCCAGTGCCTTTGCCCTCTGTTCAGGGGTTAACTTCCACAACGCAGGTGGTGGCCGAAACGCAGGTGGTTGCGGAGTCTCTACGGGCTGTGCGCCTGCTGCAAACGGGTCTTCAACGTACCCGCTTTCTCCAGGCCCAGGAAGATCAATCTGCCTCCGTCTTCCGCCCGAAAGGAGCATCTGCATGACATCGTGCTGCGTCTGTTCTTCTTCAAGCGGTGCCAGGGCTCTCTCAAGGTGTACCGATTCGAGGATAGACGGCGTTTCTTGGCCCGTACCACCTAATTTTGCTTGGCCCGTACCGCCTGGTTTTGCTTGGCCACCTAACAGCGTTTCTTCTTGGCCCGTACCAAACGCTCGCTTAGATGGGTCGTACCCTTCCAGCATCTGTCCGGTTAACGGATCAACGCCAGCACCGCGTAAGTTTGAACCCATTTGACCAATAGCGCCGATAGCGCCGCCGATGGTTGCCGCAGCAGATGGTGGCGGTTGTCCGGCAATCTGACTTACCTCAAACTGGTAAGCGTCTTGTGCAGAGTTAAGCCCCATCGCAGCTTTTTGAACTCCTGTCTGAAGCATAGCGTTCGCGCCAGCCATCGCTTCTTGCATAACTGCTGGGGATGCCGCAGCGGAAGCCTCGGTTACTCTCTGTCTTACATCGGCAGCAGCATCAACCTGCTCAGATGGAGTAAGCCCAGCCTGTGCCGCTTGCTGCTTAACTTCCATCTCCGCCTGGTCAGCCTTGCGAGTGTCCATGGCCTGCTTAGACGCTGCAACCTGACGCACAGCCTCTCTTGCGCCAGACTCTACTTGTGCGATTGATTGATCGTACTGCCTCTGTGCTTCTTCAAACTGTGCAGTGGCTTGATCAATTGCCTCCTGCCGCCTCTCCTGCTCCTCTGCGTCTAAGTAGGTCCCAAGAATCCCACCGACTAGTCCCGCGCCAGCGCCAACCGCTGATCCAATACCGGGTGCCACCGAAGTCCCTGCTGCTGCGCCGCCTAGAGCACCCTGAAACGCGCCTAAACCGTATAAATTGTTCCTAGTAGCCATCGTTACTCCGGGTCCTCATTGGGATTAAATGTTGAGGCTTCAGATTGAAGAGAAGTTAAGGTCTGTCCGTAGAAGAACTCGACGCTAAGCGACGAAGACTCAATTAAATTAGTTACTAGCGCATCGCCGCCAGGGTAGAAGTAACTTTCCTGGGAGGACTGGGTGCCTGGCGGGCCAGTGACGCCAGTGAACTTAGTTGTAAACCAACTCCAATCCCAGGCTGGGTTTGCGTCTCCATCTGGAGATGACACCGGATGTCCCGGTGGGTCCTTTGTTATCGCGTTATCACTTATTTCGTGATAGTTGTTGGCAAAGATAAAGTCCGAGCCGTCCTGTGCGACGTGCCCAAACGTCATCGCCGGCCTAAACTTAAGCGAGAAGTTGTAGCGCCTGCGTCCCTTAAGTTCCACAACGCCAATAACTTTGTAACTGCCCCGCTGCCTGACTCTATACGTCAAATCAGTAAGCTTCTTCCATGAGCGCGATTTTGCCACACCGTCTGGGCGCGTAACCAAGAATTCTCCTGTTGGGTTTGTTCCGATCCATGGGTTAAACCCGTGCCCACTTTGTGTGGAAACGTTGCCGAAATCGTTACCGTTAAAGAACTCATCTTCCCAAACAATAGGGTTGGTGTCAACAAACAGGCCCAACCTTAGCATGGCTGAATGCTCCATGCCCTCCTGCATTACTCCATCTGGGAACTTCCATGTTCCGTACTGCCGAAAAGCATCAAGATCGTCGGTTCCGTCTCCATCCATATCGTAGTCTTCAAACTGCCCTATGGCTCCCGTGTTCGTTCCGTGAACACGCATAGCAGGCGTAAAGAAATAGTTACCTTTAACTTGTGCTGTAATAACTGCCACGCATGGCTCATCAACGTACACACCGCCAGCAGCATCAGGTACAGTTAACCACCTAGACCAGCATTCATCTTTAGGGAACCTGCCGAGTGGTGATTTTGTTGGTGGCCAGCTAGAGACGGAGCCCCAGCTTTTAGATGAGTAGTACGAGACTGGATCCGCGAAACCCTGCTCTTGGAAATCATAAAACAAGGAACCGCCAGGGTACCCTAATAACTCAAACGGGTGCTCAAGTGGTTCGTCGTAATCCATACTATTCTTTCGGTGGTCTGCCGCACTTATTCCATCAGATTGCGATGCTAACTTTTCTAAAGACAGCCCTGACTGGTCTAAGTATGTATGCGACTTTGTGCCTGCAATCCAATTATTCTCAAAAGTTCCAGACTTTGCCGTTGGCCGCGAAGATGTGTACTGTTTAGACCCGCTGTTGAAACCTACCAACTTCCCGCTTGTATACCGGCGAACCTTGTATTTATCGAAGACGCCCGAAAAATCGTTCGTTGTTACGCCCTCTTTTAGAAACTGCTCTAGCTCCTCAAAGTTCCCATCGACTATAGTTGCATCCAATAGGCCAGTTACAGAATTTAAAGTAATCGGCATTAGTTATCCCTAGCGACTAGTGACAGGTACAGCCTGTCGTACTTTGAGCAAACGCTTCTCTTCCTTCCGTCACCGTGGGTTACGGGAGCGTTGTTATCTAGAGACAAGTCGTGCTTGATCATCATGCCGTACGCCTCGATGTCTTTTAAAGCGTTACCGCCGATCCCGCCTTTACCTAAAGTTAACGTACAGACTACTGGTCCGCCGTATGCCACAGTGCCCTGTCTATCGTATTCTCCAGTTCCGGTTCCGGTGTACCCACTTGGTGCAAATTGCAGAAACGGGTGGTGTAAGTGACTCGTTGGCGTGGGAGTATAAGGGGCCTGCCAGCCATCAGTGTAGAAGCCCACGCTAAGTCCAGCCGCCCTCCTATGCTCTAAAAGTGGCGTCCAAACACCACCGACACGTATCGCTGGCGCAACCTCACTTGCTTCAGAAATCGAATACGGGAAGTACCACAGTGTAAACTCAACTAGTTCGGTTGCTGGCGCGTCCTCGTCTGCTGAGTACTCTACCTGTAAGGAGTTTAAAGCGTCGGTGGCCGAGTCTCTGTATAGTTCCCAACTCCCACTTCGACCTCGCGTTTCCAATGATGCGTGCGCGCTCCAAATCTGGTTACCACAGTCCTTAAAAAGAAGGATTGTCGGCGCCCGCTTTAAGTGTCTAAACCTAATCGACTCATCAGCAACGTTATCAGCGACTAACTTCGTTGTGTTGATGTACTCCGTAAAGTCGTCTACAATGGAGTTGTAGTCGTCAGCTTGGGGCGTTGCGCCGAATTTCTGTGTAAAAGTAAAACGTGCCACTACCTGTTCCTTCTGTGTAGTGTCAGCCTAGACGAAACAATATTAAACGCAGACCCAGGTTGGCAGAAAAGGAGTATACCAACGTTGCCGGTTGACCTTCCGAGGACAGCCGAGCCGGAGCCTGATAGGTGAACATTGACACTTTGCTGGACCGGCTCGCCTGATATCGTGCCAGCCTGTGGCGTGATTATATCTTTATCCTCGTCGGGTGGGCTGCCTGTTTTTGTTTTACGTAAAGTGCCGTACTTTCCGTATGAATCGTAGTTATCTTGCAAAACCTCTGTCGGTGCCCGATCGGAAAACGGCCCGCCCATCCACTCTTTTCCGCGTGACACGCACTCAGTAACATCAGAGTTGTTGTACCAGCCCAGCTCCGCTTTAAAGTCTTGCGCTGACCCAATAAAAGTATTTCCTACAAACGGAACCCCACCAACAAATCTACATTCCCCTGTGGCAGTAGTAAGCCCTAAAGACCAGTTGACCCAGTAGTTGCCAGAAATGTCTAACGATACGATCTTCTTTGATGCGGCCACGAGCGTCCCAGCCTCGTTCGCAACTGACCCGTTATCACCAGAAACGTCCTGGCCATCGTGAAACAACTCTAAAAATGTATCAATCGTAAACTTATTGCGAGCGAACTGCCCACGAGCAACCGCGTCTGAGCCTATGCCTGAGAGCCTGTTGGCCCACTGAAGCCATCCTTCCCACAGCTTCCGCTTACTAAGCGCGTCGTTGGGTTGAACTACATGTAGTCTAGTTTCGAACATTACTTAATTTCCAAAATGAACCTATTTCTCGGAGGCTGGCCGTAGGCGTGCTTTAGTATCTTTTCTTGTCTCTCGTTTCTTGGTGCTGGACGGCTGGTTGACCCACGACTGCGTACAAGCACGACTTCGTTTCTATTCCTTATTCGCAACGTCCATCCCTACGCTGTGCTCTATACACACAGCCTTGATTCTTTGTGGATTGCCCTCTGGAAATAGAAACGTGAGGTCGTGCTTGTACGCAGTCACGTTGTTCTTTAAGTCAACCTCTATGTGGAAGTCATTTGGAGAGACCCACTCAGTAGAGTCCCACTCCGATTTGTCATCGTTGTAGTACGGGTAGTACTCCACATCTTTTGTAACTGTTGACTTTGCGGGGTATGACACTGCGCTACCCGTCTTCTTATCAAACTCGTTTGAGCCAGACACGCGAACGTCAACCCCAACCTTTGAGGCTGGATCAAGGAAGAGTGCTACCGAACTGAGCGTGCTCTCTCGCAGAATCCCGCCGTTAGAGTTAAGAAACCCTCTAATATGAATTCTTGAATCCGGGTACTCACTCCCACGGTAAAGGAAGTAAATGCTGTCACTTACACCAAGGATGTACTCCCCAGACACGGCCATATCTCTAACGTCCTCAGTGACCTGAAACCATCTACTCGTCGGCAGGTGACACATTAGGATAAAGTTGTTCTCGTCTGTCATCATCTCCTTTCGGATAGACAAGAAATACCACTCACCCTGGACAACTGAATTCTGTACGTCGTGCCACCGATCGATGTAATCTTTCTTTAAAAAGTAAGGTGACTTTGTTTGTGTAAACTTCTGCCCGTCGAACAGGAAGAACCCGTCGTTAAAAAGTCCAAACGCCTGATCGCCAAAAACAGCAAAACTTCTACCGTAGTATGAGCCTTTGTTTTCGTATGTCTCAAGGTGTGCGATGTTGCCTTCGTTTGTATAGTATAAAATTTCAGACGTAGAGTTTGTAATTATAAGAAGCCTGTCACCAAGGGGGAGCAACGCCTCAATTGTGTCCCTTGCTTTGTACGAGTGTGCTGGCCTAAACTGGCCAGGCTGCGTAGCGTCGGAGTACAACATGCTCTCTTTGTTGAGGGGGTCTCGCATAATAATACGAGATCCCCACGAAGCCGCAAGGTCCGTAGAGGGTGGCCCGCCAACTGCGGCTTGCAATAACGAGCCGCCAGAAAGAGTAGAGTCGCCAGCAACGGATGTATGTCTACAGCAGTTCACATTGTCTTGGGTGTGCTCAAAATAGAGCACATCGACACTGTTGGCCTTATCTTCGTGAAGGTCCAAGGTCTTGTACACAATAGCGCCAGCGATGTGCCAGTCATGCTTCGGCGGACGCCAGTAAACAGTTGCCCAGTACTTCCCGTCCCAATCAGACAATGAAACTGTGTCGTGTACAGTTGTATCAGGCCACCCAGGGTACACCATGAACGCTTCATTTTTAGGTATGTGTGTAATTGCAGATGCAGCCGACACAGGACCCTTGTTTCCGTTCCTGTCAAAGTACTGGATCTTCCAACTCCAGTAAGTATCGTTCCAGTTGGTAGGGTCAAAGTAGTCCTGAGAATCACTCACGCCTGCGTATGTGCCCCCAGGTTCGTAATCAATGGGCCCAGAGTACCACACGCCAGGGTTACCCCAGTACCCGTACTTTGAGAAGTCACCACCTAGCAGTTCTCCGGCACCGTACGAACGAGATGGACCACCCCTGATGTGGATAGACTCACCATCAGCGTTTTTTCGTGCCCCAAGCTTCGTGTACCAAGGCGCAATTCCAACACTTACTGTTGGTGGGTCTGGGATCTCCGTAACTCCAAGCGGGACAACATTCTGAAAACCGTCCCACATAAGGACTGGATCACCAAGGTTCGCTATAACTAAAAAGTTTTGATGCACAAATATCGAAGGGTACGAGCCTCCTTCTCTGGACACACCAGTAAAAGCGTACAGTACCCGGTAACCGTTACCCTCCACCACGCACAGCTTGTTATCAACAACAAATACGATGTGCTGCTGACCGGAAGAATCTCTATAAATTTTAATGCGCGTAAACTTTCCAGCAGGAGGCGTGGTGTACACAATAATCCCAGATGCGCCCCCCGGTGTTGTCGAAAGATCGTAGCTACTTGGGTCCCCGGCGTTCGAGTCAGGAGGAGTCACCACTCTAAAGTACTCAGTCTTGCCTGGGTAGTTTACCAGGTAGCCCTCACCATCTGGATAAAAATTAACAGTGTCCTCTCCCATCTTGGTGCCGTCAGTCTCAACCTCCTGGCTGAGCCCGTCAAGCGGAACAAGGATATTTTGTGTAACTAACTCTGGCATTAGAATGGGTACTTAAGTGAGGCTACGAATTCACTGTCTAGGTTGGTCGCTGTGTCTGGCCTGAAGAACTTGTACTCCCACGAGCTTGGATCGAGTCTCCTATCGTCACCATCTTGACCAAGCAGGAAGTTCATCTGCTCCCTGAATGCGCCTTGCATTCCACGGAACTGCTTAGGATCTTTATTCTGGATCGACTGCTTCATTAAGAAATATAAGTGGAACAGCTCGATGAACTCGCGCTGGCGACCAAGCTTAATGGTTTCATCTTCGCCAGGAAGCCCAGACCATGTATCAATGTGGAGCGTAAGTGCTCTTAGATACTCGTCCGGTGCTGGATAAAATACTGTACGTGTCCAGTTTCCATCATAGTACTTCGCGCCAATGAAATCAGCGTCAGCAATCGAATACGTCGCTGGCGTGGCCGCAGCAGCCAATTTAGTATCTAGTAGATACGCCGGGTTTCTGGTGTACGTGTCTATCGATTTTGTTAGGTAGAGTCGCCTACTGTGTGTAGATTCGGAGTCAGACACGCCAGCGGACTCTTTGTAATAAATATTTATTATCTCACCAGCAGTAACTGTAAACTCTGTCACCGGGCCGGGCGCGCTCTCCTGGCCAGTCTCGATATCAACAAATGTCCAGAAACACTGGTGTGTGCCAGCAGTTGCAGACCCGCCAACTGTAGATATAACATCGGTAAACGGAGCGAACTGCGGCGCTTGGGTCTGGTACTCATCCGTGTGGTACGCGAGTGGGGTTCCCGCGTCACCGTAATACCATCGTGGATCCAGCCCGCGCTTAAACCGGTAGATTTGTTCTTCAGTTAAGTTAGAGAGCTTCTGGTCGTCTACGTGCAGACTCTTAATTCCGTTAGTCTGAAAAGCAAGATCACGGCGGTAGAAACTCATCTGTGCAGCTAGCCCAGTGTCAGGGTCTACTGTCTGGCTGGCTGCAACTATTTTCTTGTCAAGGTAAACTTTATCTGTGTCTCCTGTTGGGGCGACCCTTACACACCTGTACCACTCTTCGCCTATATAGACGTACCTTCCTGTATGTGCGGCATCAACTGCCTCAACTGGATCTTGAGTTGATTGGATGTAGCTGCCACCCTGAGTCCAGGTAAAAGTCTCTGTGTCAGCCAAGACGACTGCGCCTGAAACGTCATACGTGATTACAGAAGTTATAACGGGCGTAGTGTAGAGTATGCCACCAGTCTGTGTTTCAGTCGTAGTAAAGTTCCAAGACCACGGCAAACGCCTAATCTTAGAGTAAACATCTTCCAACCAAAGCATGACCCGATCCTTACCGGAGGACTGCCCGTGATCTTCCATGAATTGATTAATCAGGTCAATGACTTTGTGTTGGGCCATGCTTAGCTCGCGCTTTCAGAGAGTACGAGAGTAACTGCTGGTGGGGTACTCGGCGCAGTTGTTCCAGACTGGCCAGCGGTGGTTGTAGTAACTATGCTGACACCCTTAGAGAAGTATACTGGAGGGTGAAACGTGTACGTGTGCGATGTGCTTGCCTTTCCATACAAGATCATGGTGGCTGTATCTGTTCCGGCTGTTGCAGACGTAAGGTTGTAAAACTTGGTATAAACCACAGTCCCGTACTGTGAGTTATCAACCGTTGCAGAAATAAGATATGTTGGCCCGCCTGCAACATTGTTATCGCCAACACCGCCAACACTTGTAGATGCTGTCTGGTTGACAATAACCGTCTTGACTGGGTTTGTCATGTATGTAGTAGTGAGTGCCATTATTCTGCCATAATCCTTACAGTTACTGCGTTAGTTGGGGCCGTAACCCCCGCCAAGTCAGCAGTCGTTGTACAGTTAAAAGATAAGCCAGTGGAGAGATAAACGCCTCCGATTATAGTTACCGTTTGCCTAGTTCCCGCCGGAAGCAAAAACAAAAGGTCAAACTCTGTACTGTTATTGGTTGGACCTGTTGCGTTCCAAACCTTTATATACGAGTCTGCTGTGTTGTTTGCGTTAGACCCATCGAAAATATAGCAAGTAGCGCCGCCGCTTAAAATGTTTGCCTCCACAGTGGCGTTCGCGTCGGTATCTACGATAAGCTTATCAACAAACGGGTTAGTTTGAGATGTTACTGAAACGGCCATTATTGAATCCTAAAAAGTGGGGGGCACTGTGGGGCCAGCAGTGGCCCCACAGTGGTTAGAGGTTATGTCACAGATGCATCAGGGATGCCAGAACCAGCGATGTTATCACTGTATCGCTCTGGCATATTGATCTCAGCGAGGCTCAGTCCATCCGTAGAGTTAGTACACAGTGCTGTTCCGAGCATACCGATACCAGCGTAGTCCTCGATCTGAACAACCGAAGTTGTACTAGATGGAGAGGTGGCTAGAATGACCTCACCAGCAGCAGCGAACGTGAGCGTGTCTCCAACGGTAATTGCTCCGTTAGTGTCAACCACGCAGGTTCCGCTACGGATTAGCCAAACACCCATGCCGTCGTCAAGCGCGGACACAACAAACGCATCAGTCGCAAGCGACGTGACTGCGTACTCGCCAATGGCGGCCTCACCGAAGCTATCCACACCGACACTGAAATACTTCCCAAGAGAGAAGCCAGCAGTGTCAGCATGTGTAGCAGTAGCAGTGCTGAGAACGCACAGGTTACTTAGACAGCGACCAATGGTCCCAGACGCGGGGCCAGCAGCACCACCAATGGTGAGGGCAGTCGTTCCAGACGGAACAACAAAGAACGTGAGGTTGAGTCGGTACTTATACGTGACACCGTTAGCCAGTGTTTCAGTATAAATAACGCGCCGCTCTCGTCTATGGAGGTCCCACAGGTCCTGATCTTGCTTATACCGAGTAACATCGGCAGCAGGAATCAGGATGTTTGGATCCTTAAAGAACGAGTTAGGCTCAAGGTCAGTCCAGTATTCAGGCCCATGGCCATCATATGTTCCGACGTAAGCAGCCGTGTCTGAATTGTAAACAGGCATGATTGTCTCCTAGACTGTTACGTAGTTAATGTTAACGCGACAAGTCTCGCTTGTGCCGTTCTGGACGGCAACCTTCATTGAGACTCGCGTGTTAGCAGGGATGTTTGGCATTGACACAGGAATAAGTGGAGCATGAGAAGTCAGCCCCACAGTAAACACAAATGTGCCAATTTCAACTTCGCTAGCGGCGGCTCCAATAGCGACTGTTACATGGTGCCTCACGTTGTTGCTAAAGCTATCAACAGCAGCACTAGTGATACGAATATCACTAGTAATTGTGTCGGCAGCGATAACTTCAACGTAACTCCCAGCCGTACCAGCGGTAGTGTTGTGGGAAGTCAACTGAAACCCGTTAGTAGCACCCGTTGGCAAGACTGACATTACTCCCGTTGTAGCGGGAATAACAGCATCCTTAATCCGTCTAGCTAACATGACACTTGCCGGCATGACTAACTCCAGGTAGACCAGCGGGAACCGTTGTCGGATCCGGCAACGCCATGATCAGACATACGGCCAACGCCGATGTTAAAGGAGTGAACAAGCCAGGAAGTCTGGTTAAGCTCGCGGTAAGGTGTCCGTGCTTCAAGCGTACGCATGCGAACGTTCGGGTTGTACAGCATGAATAATCCGCCGTCCAACTCTAGCACGTTCTTGACCGTAGCATCTTCAAGGTCACCATCGTACTTGACGGTGTTCTCACCAGAACGGCGGGAATCCATCTTAGTGCTGCCCATATGAACGCAAACAAGCGTATCAGCAGGCATCTGCGGGTCCCAGGCAAGCTTGACACCATCAAACGTGATGCTCTTGAAGCCGTAGTTCATATCATCTTCTGAAGTTGCAAGATGATAAGCAGACGACATTTCAAGCATCGCTCGACGGAACATGTGGAACACGGCCTTGGTTGTAACAAGGTCGGTAGGAACATTCTGCCCAACAGTACAGGAGTCAATGAGACTCTGCGCAGCGAGGATGCCAGCAGGGATGGTTGTTCCAGACGCGATGTGTCCAAAGTTCTGTGTCAAGTTGACGAACTGGTTACGGAACCAAGCCTTTGCGCTCTTGTCAACCATGCCAACAACCTGAACCTGCGAAGCAGGAGCAAGCTTTTCAAGCACGCGGCCAACAAGACCATCAGGCTGGAGTCCACCAGTACCGTTAAGAACAGAGTTCGACAGCATCCGTCGCATACCCCAAGCCGCCTTAAGCGCCTCAAAGTCTGCATCTTGGAAGATGACAGTCGGGTTGTTCTCATGTTCCCACAGGTCAACCAGATTAAGCGTGGTCGGCGTTGCAAGATAGCGGTTATTATAAGTAGCCAACGCAAGCTGGTCACTAGAGCTATCAGGCAGTGTCGAACCACGGCCAATCCACTTACCTAAAGTGGGAACCGCTGGCATCAGCGGGATTTCAACATTATCAAAGCACTTAACAGCCCGTGCCTGCTTAGTCAGTCGGTAATAAAACCAGTTCTGAATAAGCTGCTGAGGAATAATCGCCTTTGCGCGATCCTCGATGGCCTGAATAAGTGCCCTAGTTTCGGTGTATTCAGAGCGAGAGCCCATTTTTTACTTCCTTAGTAGGTTATTTATCCGTATCGAACGTTACCCGACTTCATGTTTCCATAAATCTCGGGGAACTTCTCTTGCATGATTTCCTCAACTGTCTGATTTCCGCGTTGCTCGCCGGCACCGCTAGCCTCTTTCTTTGAGGTTGCCTGAGTTCCACCTTGCTCATTACTGCGAGGGCCAGTCGCAGCCTTTCGCAAGGTTTCCTCATGCTTTCGTGCTTTCCACTCGCCAGTGTCAGCAAGAATTCTGTCAAAGTTCCATAGCTTGTACAAGTCCTGCGGCGTAATTGAGCCGTTATTGAGGACATCTCGTGAGTACTCTACGAACTTAGTAAGTTCATTTTTGTCAGCAAAGGCGAATGTGTGTCCATCGCCTACACTGATTGGCTCCTTAAGCATGGTTTCAAAGTTTCCGCGAAACTTTGAAACGGCCTCTTGGTTCCTGGCCTGTGCGAGCCGGACCTGGACCTGCTTCTCAACATCGTCTGGCTCCGACTGCCGGGGCTGGTTATCGTAAACGCCTTGCCGCTGGCCCGAGTCTGCCTTGTCGATAAGCCCGCGCAACTCCTTTACTGCGTTAAACGAGTCACGCTTAGAGAAGTCATCGCTAAGCTGATCGTACAGCCCGCGCATGGCCTCTGGCAGTTCAGAGCGGTTCGACCCTGAAGCCTTCCAGGTAGCCATGTCGAAGGCCGCCTGAGAGTCCCCAGAGGCCACCGTGGCGGCCTCTGGGGACTGGGGGGAGGGTACAGCCTCTTGGGGGGAAGAGGCTGCTGTGGAGTCCGCAGGAGCGACTGCGGGTGAGGTCGTGTTAGTAGTATCACTCATTTGAATTTGTCTCCCAAGTGTCAGGTACTCTGACGTAGTTAGGGTTTTCTACAACAGGATCGGTTAAATCCTTAAACTTCTCGTAGTCTTTATAGTTATCGCTGTCAACGTCGTTTGTGTACATTGTCGGCCTGTCGCACTCCGGTGTGACGGCATCGATCAATCCGTGTCTTTTGTAGTAGGCTTTTCTTTCCGACGCATTTTCGAAAACAACGGGCGGCTGGCCTGGCTTGCTAAGAAACTGATTAACCATTGGGTAATTTTCGACTTCCGCTTTGAGGCCCCAAGACCTCGTAGGAATCGAAATAACTTTAAGGGCTTCAGAGCGGCACTTTTCGCAAAACGCAGGATTAAGCCTATCATCAACCGACCTCATTAGTTCTGTGATATGTCTGCATTTTCTACTAGTGCACTGGTACTCATAAATCATTACGCACCCCTAAGCATTCCAGACAAAGCATTGTCTAGATTTGGTGCTGCCGCAGACTGGGCCTGATCAGTGGGACCGCGCCCAGGGTTAGGAAGTATCTCTGACTGGTTAGAAGCCTGCGGTGCGCCGCCTGCTGCTCCCATTAAGCCAGCGCCCATACCTTCCATACCCTCCATTCCGGGCATTCCGGGCATTTGGGGCTGCTCCTCCTTCACTGTATCGGGTGCCCACCCAAAGATTCTTGCAACCTCTTCTGCAACCTTTCTCCAGTTGTACTGCTGAGATAGCTCTGGGTTCATTGATACGGTACGGATAAACTGTGTGTACAGCATCTTCTCTTCTGACGTTGGGTCTGGGCCCATGTCCTCTACGTCAATCTGATAAACAAGGGAGGTTGTAAAGTCGTGAGAGCCTGGGTCGAACGTCACGACACGGCTGCCGTACTTGTACTCCTGCTTCTTTCCGTGGAACATTCCAAGGATAAACATAAGCTTGGTGATGACTTCCTGTGCCGACTCTGCTACAAGTTCTCTCATGCCTGTGATGATCTGATCTGTTGCCTCCATCAGTGCAGACGTTTGTCTGGCGGTAATCTTCTTGATTGCCTGACCCTTGTCGATCTCTGAAGTTGCCGTGGCCTGCTGTGCAATCTCACGCAAGAACCTAATGTACTGGATCTTGTTTACATCGACGCCTGGACCACGCTCAAAGGTAATGCCCTCTGCGCGATTAACCTTAATTGCGCCACGGAAAGCTGGGTTGAGCAACTTCTTAATGTCGTCATCTTTGATGTTTGCTGTCTGGTCAGCGATGATCTTTGGGTTCAAGCTCTGGAGCAAGTCTTGGTCGATTGCCTGAAGCGCGATTGAATACATGTCAGAAACAGGAACAATATCATCAACAACCGTGCGCTCTAAGAACTTGCCCATCTTAGTAAGCTTTACGGGTGTATACGGAGTCATCCCTCCCCATGGATTGGGGAGGTCCCTAATGATGACATCCGGCTCGCCAAATACCCAAGCTGAAAACCAGTTGTTATACTTAGCGTTCAATCTGTCCCTCTTGACCCAGCACTCCACTATTAGAACAGCTTCGTCCTCTAAAAACCTGAAGTCGATACCAGGGAACAAGCTTCTATAATTATGCGGGACACCGACGTGGGCGGGCAGCTCCTTGTCGTTAATGACCTTAAGCTCATCTCTGGTCAAGACGCGAAGCCGCGCCACGTAATCGGCGGCGAGATAACTTTCAATCTCAGCGGGGGTAACGATGTGCTTACCGTTTACGTACGTAAGGTAGGGGAACCCGATGCCGCCATCGTTAAACACTGGGGCCGGCTCTTTGTCTACGCCAGTCAAGTACGCATCAGGGTCAAAGTCGAGGGGACTTCTTTCTACTTCGTCTAAATTAATCCCGCGTGCTGCTGCCGTTTGTGGATCGACCTCTTCCCATTGAGACTGCAACGTTGAATTATCAACTAAGTTTCTATGAATGGCTGCGTACTGGTTTGGGTTTAAGCCAAAGGCGGCGTAAGGATGCCCAACCTCAAGCCAACCCATAGAGTACGTGGAGAACATAGTAGCTTGACGAAGGGCATCCTTAAGCCTTACGATTCTTCCGATATCATTAGACACGACCTCAAGGTCCCTTGCGCTATCCGCAAATGTTGTGTCGGCTGCGCGCACCTTAATTACCGGATCTTTGTTAACGACCCTGTGGTAGATAACCTTCTCAAATTCACGGACTAAGTTACCTTTAAACTCCGTCCTTCGACCATACTCGTTATGGCCCTCGTTTCTGATGTACTTAGCGTTCCTGTCCCACTGGGGATCAACATTAGACATGCGGTGCTGCAAGTCTCTACGAACGCGGTAGTCCCACTTTTCAAAATCAAATGCCATTACCAGACCTCGATCCCGTGGCTCTCAAATATAGATTCCATAGAGTCCAGCGGAGGTGGTGGCGGTACAGGATCAGGAATACTTTCTACCATCCGTCCTGTCAAGCCCACCCTGCAAACTTCCGCGTGCGCTCTGGCGAACAGGCAGTCGTCGTGTTTGCCAGAAGAGGGTTCTACCTTGCCATTCTTCTTTCTAACGAAGCTCTGCATCTCGTCGAAAAGATGCCGAGAACGTACCCTAGAGGGGTCCTCTCGGATCGCTGCGCGGAGCAAATTCATAAGCGGTATGCGAGCCCCAGGGCCAACGATGGACCAAGCAAGGTCAGATACGCGACCCCGAGTATCGTCACGATAATAAACGTTCGGATAGCCCGTAGGTTCAAAAAACGCCCACACAGTCGCGCCATCTTTGTTACGTTCACAGTTAACTCTCGCGTTGTTATAGAACCTTCCGAGTAAGATTAAATAATAAGCAAACTCTTCTGGAGGGATGCGGTCCCTAAACATCGCAACGTCACGACCAAACTCATCCAAGACCCAGATTACTGATAGATCACCCTCTGTCTTGGCTCCATTTGAGATGAGCTTACCTTCAGAAACATCACCACCAATAAAATATCTTCCGCCCTCTTCTGGCATATCCCAAATACGTAAGGGACCGTACTGTTCAGAAACAACGTTTGGATCAATTTTGAGGGCGGAAGTAAGTTGAAGGGTAGTGATCGGTTGCCCGGTATGCTCTATCCTTCCAATAAAACAAGGCTCTTTAGCCTCAATCCTCTCCAGTACGCTATGCGGGTAGTACCTAATGCCTATTGAAGCCCACGCATGATCAGGAGTTGTTGGGTACTCCTGATCAAACATAATGTGATCACCACCGAACCCTGTTGGGGCTGGTGCTTTGATCTTCATTCTGCGCCAGTATACTTGGTCGTAAGCGAGCCCGTACTTGTTAGCGAAACCCTCTTCAGTAAGAACTATGTTTCCCTCGCCATCTGTTTCACAGACTTCAAGGTCATCATTGAGCCACTTGAACTTACCCTTGTGGAACGCTCTCTTTGGCGGTGTCTTCCTATATTCCTCGGAGATGTACCAAGGAAGGAAAATGGGAATAACCCTAACATCGGAGAACTCGTCCTGGCCTTCATGGATCCTCTTCCAATCGGACTGGAAATCATCAAAGCCTTCAGCCGTTGACTCATCTACAATGATGGTGTGCTTAGTTACTGGGATCGCAGGAAGGATGGAAGCCTTTACCTGGGTACTTCTTCCAACTGGCCACTTGGGTCGCTCAGACTGATGAAGTGCCTGTAACATCTCAGATGTACCAGGGTTTGGTGACTCAGCAGACTCAAGCAGTATTCTGCTTTTGTTTGTTAACTCAAGAACCTTGGACGATCTACGCTTAAGTGTGGGAAGTGCCGGGAACCTCTCTGCTGCGGTTTCAATCCACGCGATAAGCTGCTGCCTTTTCTCTTCAAGGTGGGGGCCCTTGTCGATCATAAACATCGCAGTGTACCCTTCGACTTGGTAGCAAATCCAAATCCAGAATACGAGGAACAGCGTGGTCACACCAAGCTGGCGAGACTTCAGGATTTGCATTCGTACGGGTACGTGCTTATTAAAGAACAAGTCAATCGCGATGGAGATGATCTTCTTCTGGGCTGATGTCAGCAAGAACGGCCCGTAACCCCCATGCTGGCAGTGGTCTGCCATGCCGGGGCGGTACTTAATCTGGATTGCCTCGCGGCAAAACAAATCGAAATCGTCTAAAAGGTCGTCAACCGTAGTATGTCTACCATTAATATTAATATCACCACGGCCACTATCATCGTTATCAGGAATGTCGTTTGACGCTCCTGATTCGTCTGGAACGACAAGATAGTCCTCCTTGCCCATTAAGGTCGCCTCTATCGGGGAAACTCCAACGGTTCGTACAAAGAGTTCAAGTGCCTGCTGATCAAGCTTTCGAAAATCTATATCTTGTTCTGATAGGTCTGCCAGTTCCTTAAACGTATCTATCCACCCATTCAGCTCTTCATCGTCGGGAAAGCCTAGGAGCTTTGCCTTCTTCTCGATGTATACCTTTGTATCAAGGCACAGGTCTGGTTTAAGATTCGTCATTCTTCGGTAGTGGCATGTTGTCTGAGATTATTCGTGTGTCGATTAGTTCTGGTAGCTTTCTATGCTTCTTTAAGAGGTCTTGTGGGTCCCTCGCCTTTCTTGGTAATAAACTTTCGCTTGCCAGCCCAAGTTCTCCACCGCTAAGTATGTCGTAAGCGATCAAGCCTCTCATTAAATCTTCTGGCTTCCTGACGCGCTTAACTCTTGATACTTTCAATTCACCCGTTTTGTCAGCAGTCTGGATGATCTCGACGGTTTCACCTCGGATAACATCAGCGATGTTGTCCGAGATCATGTTGTCGTCTACGCCTAAGCTATTAAGGCGAGTTAGTAACTTGGATTTGGTCAAGCTTTCCCTCAATGCGTTCCAGCTTCTCGTCGATTACCTGCAACTTGATATCAAGAACTTCGTCCTTAGACTCAAGCCTGTCATCTACAATTGTAGCTACCTGCTCTGCGGTGATTCCGCTATTAAAGAAATTTGCGCCGCCACCAGCAGCGGCACCCACGCCACCAGATATTAGCATGAAGACTGCACCTATTGGTACAGAAATCTTGCCGCTTGCTACCGATGGCGTGGGAACCTCGCTGGTTACTTCCGGCATTTAGTGCCCCTTAATCGAGAATGTCGATAGTAAGCTTAACTGCAAGTTGAAGTGCCCGGTTACGGAATCGCTTAAGGTCTGCTTTTGTCATTGGCTTCTTCTTCGCCTTCATTTTGATGATGTCATCTGCGAGTGCGAACAAGTCCCCTGCGATATCCTTAGCTTCTTTCTTACTGAGTGCCATGTTATACCTCTATTAGTGTATATGAGAATGTAGGCCACTGCTGCTTCTTGCAAATAGACATGAACTCGTTGAAGTCATCCGTATTTGCAAAGACCTGGCACCCAGCCGACCACTTATCTACGTTTGCGCTGAATGCGCCTGCCTTGTGAATGTTGATACCAAAGTAACCATCAGAGGGGTTACCATGATCTAGCTTCTCGTCTCTGTTTGAGTCGCGCCACACTGTAACTCTGCCACCAGTCTGTACTAATGCGTCGTATTTACCACGATGTTTACCAATTTTGTAAGCCCCACGGTACTGACCTTCGCACATGATGGCAGTTCCGCTTACATTCATTGGATGTGTGCGCCAGTAAGTGCCTGGATCGCAAGTTGCGGCCCATGTTCTAGTAATCCAGCCCGCCTCATCCTTGTAAACCACACAGATCCTGTCATCAAACTTATTTGAATCAGAGTCCTTAGTGCGTAAACCTATGATATTAAGGTTATAGGTGCCATTCTCGAATACTGCGTACCCGAGACTTGCGGCAAAATCTAGTAAGTAGGGTTTCACTAGTCTGTAAGACCCTCGTCTGCGGTGTACGCGGCAGGAGCGAACCCGCTAGCTAGGAGGTTCACCCGATACCAGACCTTATATGTGTTGTCTGGGTCGTCTGTTGCGTTTGAAGCTAGGAATGCAGGCCCAAAGAATAGGTTTACGGTGGTACCGTCCTCGTACTCATGGCTCTGGTCCGCAGAGGCCCCACTTGCAACCATCTGGTTGGAGGAGTTTAGGAGGTACCCAGAGACTCTACTGACTTTAACGTCACCGTCGCCATCCGTGTTGTCAACCGGGGGGACGATGCAGCAATATGCCGCGATGCCGCCACTGGCAGCCACTGATGCTTGCGACGTGTCACCACCAAATTTGATTTGGATATCGCCGGAACTGTTGTTGTTGTAGAACATCATGCCGCACCACTCGGTGTCTGAAACATCTGTTTTAATGGTGTCGTCAGCGAGGCCCACGGTAAAGCCAGCCGAGTCCTGCCCAGAGTTTGCGTCGGTAGAAGTCCGTATGGCAATAATCTCAACTGTAAACCTGTCAGACCATGCCAGATTCCCGTCTGGCCCGTCTAGCGGCTTCCAGTATCGCAGCCCATCCTGGCTCGACCCGTCAAATCTCCTCGCCTTGTCGTCGGCCTCCAATACAATTTTAATGCCGTCGCCATCTGCTGCTATGCTGTTTATCTGGCCCACACTGTTGGGATCAGCAGCCGTCCAGCCAGTATGTAACGGGTTGAGTGACTTCCACTGGCCCTTCCAGTCCCCAGCAGCAGAAGCGCCACCCTTGCCTGGGAACGACGCCTCGAATAACTCACCAAATCCTTGCTCTAGTGCCATGTTTTACACCGCCGGCCAGATATCAATTCTATAATCACAAGTCACGTTGCTGCTGCTCCTCGGCTTCAAGTACAACTTCATTGTACCACTGTCATCGTGCGCCTCATAATACATTGGCGCTGTGGGGAACTGGTCAACCTCGATTACTTTGTCAGCCTCGGCAACAGATAAGATATCTTGAATGGCGTCCGTTGCAAGTGAGTGCTCAGACAGGACCGGGTATACCGTTCCTGAAGAATTAACGATGTGAAACCGAACAATGAACCCTTTTGCGGGCACATCGCTGATGGTTAAGACATTACCTGTGTCTGAAATAGCGCCAGTCGCGGAGAATCGGTATACCAGGCGTCGAACAGAGGGATGAGATGACATTTATTTTCCTTTAGATGGTCCCAGCACGGAGGTTATTGGCGAAACAACCTCCGTGCTGGGTCGATCAGTAGCAGTTGCTTTAGTACTACGTTTCTTCGCTGTCGAGGGCGTACCCTTCAACCGCACAGTGCCTTTATTGCCAGCGCCAACCGGCCCGGACTTCTGTACATCAGGTTGACTTAATGCAGCAGACCCGCCCTGTTGCACAGCGGGAGATGCGACGGGGTTCTGCAACTGAATCCCGTGTTCCGACCGAAGCCATTCCGCATCCTCGATAGCCCTTTGCTGATAAAACTTAATAAGTTCGTCTAGAGAACAATTACTGCTTGCTCTCATTAAGGAAACCAGAGCCTTTCGGGTGGAATCCCTACGAGAACACAGGTTGAACACTACTTCAGCACCGAGCATGGTGGAACAATAGCACGCACGCGCGCGCGCGCGATGGCAAAGCTGCCGACAACAGTGGCAAAGCTGCCGAAAAGGTGACATTTTCTGCGCTGGGACCCCTATCGCGACCCCCATAGCCACCTTGTGGGCGCAGTGGCAGTGTCATCTCGCTGATAAGTAGAAGCGTAGGGGAGTAACTTAGTAACGCCTGGTGGGAGAAGGGTGTTAGACACACATATTCCTGATGTTACGAGGGTGGGGGCTTGACGCAGTGTCAACACGTTGCCTAGAAACAACATTGGCACGGATCTTGCATGCGTAACGCGAGCAGTATCTCTGGCAAGAAACAGGTGCGAAAACTTTTTCACACCTGCGTAAAACTTTTCGCATTAGAGACGTGTAACGAATAGGGGGGTAAACGGGGTACATGAGGTGTGAAAAGTTTTACACACCATACTTAGCGGAATGCAGAGACGTACAGCGTTTAGCATTGTTGGCACGGGTCCTGCATTAGCTCAGTCCGAACGACGAATCTCAACCAGGACACAGGAGGTGTCAGACCCACGACTACTAAACCACCATCACGACCGTATATCGGTACGTGCGATTCCAGACGCGTAGCAGCTTGCTACATAGGCATAGAGCCCACTTTGGGCGGTCCTAAGTCCGGCCATGTATGACAACGGGGTAGGGGTCCGAATGGACTAAGCAACCGGTGAAGCCACGGCTACACCTAAAGCCCACCGCAGGGATGACTCCGCTCGGAGTGTGTCTGCGCCCCATAGTCGCCGATATAGCCCCCCAGTGCGGGGACTGAAACAGGGTAGGGAAGTCTCAAATAGAGATGGGCCCGTGCGTGATGTAGCATATCATATCCGTTGACACGAGACCTCCGGGTCCGTGGTACCACTGAGGTCAGGTCAGGTGGCGGGAAGTTTGGGACGCATGGCAAGCGCGGCCCACTCTGTACTAAACTCCCCACGTAGCATACAACTACAACGGGCCCTGAAGGGGTGCGGTAGCCATAACGGCGATGAGGCACCGATAGGGACCCAAGGGGCTTTGCTTGCCCTCTTCACCTGCTCAGCAGACGTGAGAAGGGACGAGTAAGCGAAACGCGAACACGCCGCATAGTCACTACAACGGAGCATAATGCTTGCACGAGGCGCACGAGTAGAAGCAGACATCCCGTTGCAACCAGAAAGACTGCGGACGGGTATCGCGTGGGAATAACGACTCCCGCTTACGTCTCCTAAGGAGGTGAATGAATGAGAGCAATAGGAACCGGGAAGCGCGGTGGTGCTCACCCTGGCTTTACCAATGGCTTCACGAGAGGCTTAGGTTGTGCTTGGGATAAGCAGACACGCGGCAACCCTTTGGGTGAGGTAGACAAGGTCCGCCGTACCCGTTTTGAGCGTGATTGGAGCCGAGTGTGTAAAGCACTGGGCAAGCGGTACCACTACACGGTGGCGCATGATGACGGAATGAGCATCGACGTATGGATTAACCGCAAGCCGGTTACCATCTACATCGACAACAAAGCCGGTGAGTATCGGCACAACTGGCCGGAGGTTGCACTTCGGCTGATTAGGAGAGCGAAGTGATTGTTGAGAGCTACTGCAATAACTGCCTGAGACACATGGCAACGATGGACACGGACAACGACTACAGGGCGAATAATCAAGGCGACCGAGAAATGGTTGACGCCAAGCCCTACGATGAGGTTTTCGACCTTACCAACATGAAGACCTGTCCAAGCTGCGGAGACGGCGTGGGCGTAACACTTCACATAAGCATGGAAAGCTCGGTTGCTTTTCGTGCTGCAACATTGGCAGGAGAGTAAACAGATGAAAGACCGCAGGTACCGAGTAGAGATGACGAAAGACGAACTGGACACAGTGACCTATTGTCTCCTCTTCGTTAGGGGCGAATGCCTCGACTTGGCACAGGGTCAGGGAACGATGGCTGACAAGCTCTTTGGACCGACGCATGAGTCGCGGGGTGCGTACCATACAATCAACGACGTGTGTAATAGGGCACACGACGATTACATAAAAAGTGAGGGGAGATAATGGAAACTAAGTATTACCGTGCACGCCTAATAGCGTTTGGCCCCGGAGTCAACGGGCACGTAGTGGTGAAGATAGAAGGTGATAAGGTGACGACGCTTGCAAAGGTGTACGTAACCGAGGATGCCTGTAACAAGGTCGTGAGCGGGAAGAACGAGCAGCAGGCTGCTAAGTAGCCCAGGCACCTGCCCCTTGACGTGCCAATGGCACTCAAGGGTGGCATGAGTCTTGCAGCTTGACATCTCTGCACACAACGCGAGATGTGGCCCCCAAGGATATAGAAATGCCTACAACTAATAGCAGAACAATATCAATAACTTACACGGTAACACAGGTTAAAACTACCTTATCGTGCAAGTGGTTGGAATGACTCCCCTTTTCCCCTACTGGATAGGGGTAGCTGAGACCCGGCGATAGCCCAGGTTTAACCTGCGTTACCGGCTATCCTGCTGGAATGACTACGATTACTGGTGCGAGCACTTGCAAAGCGCCGGGCGGCATTCGGTGGCGTGTGTGGCACGGGCATGGGGCCCTGACACAGTGCTACTTAGCAACGGAGAAAGGACAATGACATTCATCCTGCACATATCAGTCCCAGTAAAGGACGAGAAAGGATGGCACGGCAGCCACCACTGGCCGACCCTACTGCTGGTAGCGGACACTATGGAAGACGCGGGAGGTAAGGTGCGGGAACTACAGAAAGACCTGCCGAAAGGTACAAGTATAACCTGCATAGCACACTAACAAGGAGATGACATGTACAGACACAGCTACCTTAGAAACAGACCACGGCTTATGCGTGGCTACTACGTATGGAGATGGTGATGGGACTAAGCTGGGACTTAACAGGCATCGAGGGCTACAGGGCCAGATGCTACACCAAGGTAGAAGACGGATACCAACTAAACGTACTAACTGAACGTCTAATATGGGCGACAATCCACGTTGACATTGGCAAAATCACGGAGGAAAACTGTGAAGAGTTCTGTACCCGCCTGAGAATGACAAGGCGCATCCTCGGAGGCATCCCAAAGACGACACTAAATGAAATAAAAAGCCACATCGGATTAAAAACAAACGTGCCAACTGTGGCAAGGGCTAAGTGGATAAAGAGTGTAGCGTCAGCAGCATGGGAAGAAGAGGAACGAGTGCTTTATAACGAGAAGAACGAGGAGGAAGAATGAGCGGCTACTCAAAGAGATACTACTATGACCACGTAGGGGTTTACTACTACTGCACTTGGGTTTACTACTACTACACTTACTACACTGCTACTGAGAGGTAGAGATGGTGATGACGAAAGGTGACAAGCTATGTCCAAACTGTGAACGTAACAAACTTTACAAAGAGATGGCGCTAAACCCACTATCAAAACTGACAAACGAATACGTCTGCGATGCGTGCAATAGAAAGCATGACGTGAGGGCGTGGTCACTTGAGAGGAAGAATGACCTGCCGGCGTGGTCACTTGACCCTGGCTTCTTGGCTAAGTATCACAAGGAAGACATGAGCACAATAGAGATGAACCTACAGATTAGACTGAAGGGACTAAGGAGAGACCTACGTAGAGCGTTAGACTCACAAGGCAGGTACAGTGATGCTGCTGATAAGAGCCTACACGCAGCATTTGCAGGGCAAGTGCGCTGGCTTGAAAGAGAGATTAAGGATACACTAAGACAACTAAGCGAGGAAGAATGACAAAAGAAACAACCACCATAGAGATGACATTTGAACAGGTAGAAGCTCTATGTTTTCTGCTTTGTTTCGTGAAAGATGAGCAAAAGCAAAGGTACTTCGATACAATATACGGCACCTACAACTACCAAGGTGAACTTGAAGGTGGGCTGTATGCCTTGCTTGATAAGCACAGGAAGGGAGCATACAGGAGGATGGCAGAAGAATGAGATACATATACACAGTAGAGGGTACAGGTAACTTTCCATGGGACATGCTACGTTACGACGGGTGCTACCCAGCAAGGGGAGTGGACGTGATGAACCTAACCCAGAAAGACCACCGAATAGTGCAGCTACGTGGTGTACGTAAACCCACCGACCACCGCTGGAACAGCTTTGGCTGGTATGTCAACATGATATCACCAATGGAGAAAGTGGTGCACACAGTACAGTGTAGCTACCCAGCCGAGTACATAGGAGAGGAAGAATGAACCCACTACACGACATGATTAAAGAGATTGGTATCAGTTACGATACCGTCTACGCATTCAAAGGAACAAGGGAGCGCGACGGTTCAAAGCTCGACGACTACTTTACAATGGATGGTAGCAGGTACGAGTTTGACCTGCGACTAAAGAGTAAGAACGGATGGGAACAGTTCGACACGAACCAAGATGCAGGTTACTTTGGAGTATGGATTAACAGGGATAAGAAGATGACAGTTACCTACTGCGAGGGTGACCTGTGTGTTAAGTACAATATCCCAGACATGGAGAAAGAATACAAGGAGATGTGCAAGTGCTACGGTAAGGCACCAGCATGGGCTACCACTATTGACAACGACGGAACAGTAACTAAATACTATTCGAGGTGAACATGGACATAGAAGACCAGTATATCATAGACAGTTTGGTACTGTATATGATGAATGATGCACAAATGTTTGAAGCACTGAAGGTGAAAGACGAACCAAAGAACGCAGTTGGCTTGTCTTCAGCGATGGCCGTCAATGACCTGCTTAGGAGGTACAGGGAGCACGTTCATGCCCTTGCACCACTCGCCAGGCACCGAGTCATGGAAAGATTGCAAGAGGAGTACCTGAATGCATAAACTTAGACGACAATACCCCTTCGTAGAAGGTGACCATGGGTGGAAGCTACTTAAGCAGGCACACGAGGCTGCTAACTCATACAGGGGCTGGGTCAAGGAAGAATACTACGCCATGCCCGAAGACATTAGACCTAAAGAGTGGGTCACGCACATGGAGAAACTGACCGCGCTTGTCAATGCAATACATAAGGCACAGATGCGCGCACTTGAGGCAAGCATACAACTGTACCAGGAGAAGAAATGAGCGCAAACGTTATGGCATTCAGTAAGGCAGCAGGGTACAAGTACAGTAACATACCCTCATTGACATTAATCTTTGAAGATGAGGCACCATACCCACACGACTATGAAGATGAGGCGCGACGCATAGCACAGTACATGAAGATAAGCCTGCCATCAGCAACAGTCGCACAACTGGCAGAAGAGTTAACAAAGATTGCGAAGGAGATAGAATGACCAAGCCACGATGGGCAAGCTACCACACAAGTACCGATAGTATGACAAGGTGGAATGAGAAACAGAGGTTCGATAAGCTCAATGATTATCTATGGGAAAAGCGCATCCACCATGTAAGAGAGAGGGATAAGCACGCACCGTATTCACAAGAGTATATGATTCATGCAGTCATGGCCTTTGAGTTTGCAAAGGACCATGAAACACTGAAGCACATCCTCGAACAGATAGATAAAGGAGTAGAAGAATAATGTGGTACGACGACTACTATAAAGCAAGCAGTCACAGGATGGGACTTGTCTCACCTACTGACTATAGACTGTTCGTAACTAAGCACAACAGATACCTCGTGGTACACAGTAAGAAGTGTAAGCAGTGCAAGAGCCTACCACGCTGGCATAGGTGGACGGGCACCAGGGTGTGCGTGTGTGGTAACCCATACATACACCAATGCAGAGACAACGAGCACTACCGTAAGAAGCGGGAATACTTGAAGAAAGAATACAAGAAGGTGTGCGATGCCTTCTCCCATGCTAACCTTACCGGGCAACCACTCGGTGAACTACAATCAAAGCGCGAGAGG